GAATGCCAGATCAAGTCGGAAACTCCGACACCGAATCTGGACCCGGCACCACCATATTGTGGGCGTGACGAAGACGACCAGGTGAGCAAGCGTGCTATCAACGACGATTTCTCAAACTGGTTGAAGGACGACCTAAATCAGAAACAAGGCTACGGAGCCAAGGTTGACTGCGACCCGATGATGACGGGTCACATCCGAAATGATCCCAACAAGCCGAACAAGAACACTCTCTACCGTTATTCCAAGGCATTGAGAGGAACTGATGAAGCTATCTTGGATATGTTCGGTGACATTGAAGTAATTGACGAGGATGGCAAGGCACATCCAGTCCCAATCATTTGGGGCAGTCAAGAGAAGGCAGTCGCCGCCATTATGTTTGATAACGTCAGGAAGGACGAGTCGCTGGTGGTTGATCGGATTAGGCTGCCGATGTTGGCAGTTTCTTCCACGGATTTTTCCTACGACATGAATCGTTACACCTACCACCAGGCGTTGGACTTCATGCGATACCTTCGTCCCGACAGAAAGCCGGGCATGACGTTGAATGAAGGAGGGCTGGAAAGAAGCACAATTTTCGGGAAAACACGGGGTATTCCGGTGAACGTCACCTACACGTTGATAGCGTGGACGATGTACATCGAAGACATGAACCAAATCCTCGAACAAATTCTTCTAAAATTCAGCCCCATTGCATACATACGAGTAAGAGGCGTATCCTGGGAAGTCGTCGCCAAGTTAGACAGCATCGCTAATAACTTGGATACGGAACCGGGAGATCAGGCGATCAGGGTGATTAAATTTCAGTTCAACATAACGGCTGAAACATACATCCCACAGCCAATTGCAAGAAGGAAGGCCATCCTCAAAACGAAAGTTGAACTTGTGGATGGCATGACCGAGGACGAAATCACGCAGGTAATGGCCAGACTGGAAGAAGCTGTTAAGGAGCTAGAATGCTAGAGATCAAGAATAACATGAAACATCCGGTTCAGTTGGTGATTCGTTCAAGGAAGGCTCCTCGTGCTTTCACCTGTCTAAACATTCCAGGAGTAGGTGCCGGAAAAAATACCTTTCTCTTGGAAGAAGGAAGAGAAACACCGTATATAGACAGGGCCGAGAAAGAAGGATTGATTTCCACAAGGCACATACCAAACAAGATTAGCGCAAAGGGAGAATAACTATGGCGATTCTACAGGGATTTCCGCCTTCCAATACTATTAGCCCTAGTATTCGGATCACAGAGCAAGATTTGAGTTTCATTCCGCCAGCGTTGACATTCGCCAATGCGGGTATCGTTGGTTTCGCCAGCAAAGGTCCAGTCAACCTGCCGGTGAACATCACGTCGGTAAGACAACTCAACACCGTGTTCGGCTATCCGCACCCGGAAGTAGGCGACCCGTACTTGATTTACGCTGCGATGCAGTATCTTTTGGTTTCGACCACTTTGTACTGTGTTCGTGTAGCTGTCACCGATCCATTGAGTGACGAGCAGGCTTTGACTGCTCAGGTTGCGGTTCCGGCTGCTGGTACGGTTGTGCAGATCACTTCCGACACAGTTGGCCCGTACACCTTCAACGTGGACTCGTTCTTCCGTTGGAGGCTGAATGGTGTCCTTTCTTCCAAGACCCTAGTGGTTTTGGCTGGAACATACAACGTAGGCGATCTGGTCGCTGACCTGAACGCACAGGTTGACACCGAGAACGACGGCATCCAGTTCTTCGTCAGCAACACGAACACCATTGGTGTCGAGACGCTGTGGGCATACGGCCCGAACGCAACGCTGGAATTGGTGTCTGTACAGGACGCCATCTATGGCGACACGGTTCTGAACGGCAACCCAACTGGTTTGGGCACGGGCATGACGAAAGCCGAAGTCATTGGTACTTTGGCAATGTACCCGAACGTAGCTTACCAGACACCTGGTAACTACGACTTCACGGGTCTGACTGGCCTGAACTTGGTTGTCTTGGTAGACGGCACGGACAACGTACTGATCGACCAGGTTGCACAGGTCATTGACCTTTCCTCCTTGGAGGGCCAGGTCAACACCATCGGTCAGGTCGTCATAGCAATCAACAACGAGTTGGCATCGAACGGTGGAACGCTGCCGGGTGGTTGGCAGGCTGTGGCGGTTGGCAACAACCTCGCCTTCAAGACCCTCACCACTGGTCAGGACGCTCGCATTCGCATTAGCTCCTCCAGCACCGCAGCAGGCATCTTCGGCCTGGACACCATCACCCACATCGGTACATCGCCGAGCGGCGTAACTGGTGATCCGGCAATTGAAACTTTCGCTATCGTTTCTGGTGGCGTCAACAACGCTGGTACACCATCCTTCACCGTTCTGGCTGACAGCACGGGTATTGAAGGAAACCAGACTCAGGTAGTCATTACGAACGATGTGAGCGACAGCACGTTCATCATCAACGTGTTCAACAATGGTGGGCCGGTCGAAGCCTGGGGCAATTTGACCAAGGATCAGTCGAGCGCCTACTACATTGAAACGTACATGGCGTTGGTATCCGACTTCATCAGGGTTGTGGACAACACCAACACCACTGCTGGACCGACTGCTGGTACTTACCAGTTGTCAGGTGGTACGGACGGTATCCCGGCTGACCCGGACGATCAGGACGCATTGCTGATCGGTAACAATCTCGCCTTCACCGGAATGTACTCCATCTCCGACCCGGAGCAGATTGACATCGACTTGGTTGCTGTTCCTGGACACTCCAGCACAAGCGTCGTTATGGCGATGCTGAACCTTTGCCAGAACATCCGTCAGGACTGCTTGGCAATTGTTGACCCGCCATTCGGCTTGACCGTACAGGAAATCATCGCTTGGCAGAATGGTGCCCACCCGCTGAACCTGGTGCAGTTCAACTCCGACTTCGGAGCGCTGTACTGGCCGTGGGTACAGATCACCGACACCTTCAACCGTGTCCAGGTCTGGATTCCACCATCGGGTAGCGTGATGGCAACCATCGCCCGTTCCGACTTCTTGGCCGCACCGTGGTTCGCCCCGGCTGGTCTGAACCGTGGACAGGTGCCTGGAATTGTGAACGTATACAACAGGCCATCTCTCACAGAACGTGATGCGATGTATGGCAACGCAAATGCAATCAACCCGATTGTATCGTTCCCGGATGCTGATGGGTTCTTCATTTGGGGCCAGAAGACTTTGCAAAGGCTTCCGACACTGCTTGACCGTGTGAACGTCAGGCGATGTCTGTTCTACATCGAGAAGCAGATGCGTCAGGCTTGCCGCACCCTGCTGTTCGAGCCGAACGATGCTAAATTCCAGCAGCAGTTCGTGACGTTGACAACGAACATCCTGCGGGCCGTCCAGATTGGCCGTGGTATTTATGACTTCATCATTGATGCCGGTGCTGACCTGAACACCCCGGACGTTATCGACAGGAATGAGTTCCGTGCGAAGATTGGTATCCAGCCAGTCCCAGCGGTTGAATTCATCTTCCTTGAGTTCGACGTATTCAAAACTGGTGCCTTCGTCACCGCCAACGGCGTTGACGGTTTCTAACATATGAGAACTCAATAAGAGGAGAGCAATATGGGAATACCAATGGGTATGGGACTGCTGGGCGGTCCAGACATCGTGTTCAAAAGGAAGTATAGGTGGACTTTCAACCTAGACGTTCCTTGCGGCCCGCCAATCGGCGAGCAAGTCGTCAAACTGGCTGCTAGGCCAAACCTGACGATTGAAGAAACTGAAATCAACTTCTTGCACGGCAAGATGTGGATTCCGGGTAAGGGTACATGGGAAACCATTACCGTTACCTATTACGACATCGGCAACGACCCGACGCTGAGTGGTTTGTACTCGTGGCTTGCTACGATCTACGACTTCACCAACCCGGTGAATCTCTACCAGTCGTCTCGTCGTGGTGACGGTGGAGCTACCCCAGGTTACTCCGGTGAGGCGGACCTGGCGCTCTATGACGGTTGCGGTAACATCATGGAAAACTGGCACCTGAGCAACTTGTGGCCACAGGCCATTAACTTCGGTGAGTTGGACTACTCGTCCTCTGAAGAAGTTACGATTGAGTTGACTCTCCGTTACTCCGAAGTTACCTACACCCCGTACTGCGGTGTCAGCTTCACTCCTTGCTGCGACGGTTGCGACTAATCCCGTCTCGCAAGAAAACAACATACATCAGACTCTTGTACTATTGGGTCTGGTATTCAAAGCCCACGACCTACAAGTTGTGGGCTTTTTCTTTGTATTTGGAGGATAGATGGGAAGACCAATGGGCTTCGACTTCGGGCTTCAAGACCCGCAGTCATGCTTCAAACGAAAACACCGCTGGCTTTTCACAATTCCTGATGTGAGCGCCAGCGGCGTGAATTCCTTGCCGCCCTCGAAGGGTGCAAGACCAAATTTGTCATTCAAGGAAGGTGAGGCACAGCACATCTCGGAAACTGTCTACTACCCTATGAAACCGGAATGGAAACCCGTCAACTTGACCTTGTACGAGGTCAAACGACCAGGCGGACATCCAGTTTTCAACTGGATAGAAGACATTTACAACCCGGCTGGCGACTCGCAATTCCTGCCATCTTGCGATGGATTCAAACAAAACCAATGCACGCTGGAAATGTATGATGGTTGCGGTAAAGTCATCGAAACCTGGGTATTCGAGAATGTGTGGGTCCAAAGCGTCGAGTTTGGTGATCTTGACATGGCGTCGAGCGATCTGGTGGTTTGTGAATTAACCCTCCGGTACGACCGTGCTTATGTAGAAAGCAATTAGTCGAGGGAACAATCTTCTTTCAGTATCTCACGGCAGGCTTCCAAGGCATCTTCTAATTCCTTCGCT